TAATAGCGATGAAGTCTACTCAACGTAAAGTGAGTCGAGGATGGAATGCAATGATGAAAAGTATCCATGAAAAAGGTAAAAATGGAACTTTCAATCCGCCTTCTTTTAGTCACATCTATCAGCTACGGTCTGTAGAAATATCAGGAAATTTTACTTGGTATGGTTACGCTGTAAAACTTTTAAGAAAAGTAGATAATGTAGATCTTTATCAGCATGCTAAAGCTTTTCACGCTTCTTTAAAAAGTGTGCAAGCTAAAGCACCGAAGAAAGACGACATAAATTTCTAAGTTTCACCTAGGGTGAATCTAGGGGCGGTAACGGGAGACTTAAGCCGCCCCGCTTAAAGGGATGTATGATAGATGAATTTATAAAATTATTTTCTGGACTCAAAGAAAACTTTGGCAAAGCCGATATGTCCAAAGCTGAGTTTGATAAAGAAAGAAATAAGATCAAGCCTCACTACGTGTGGGCTCAAGAAGCAGTCACTCCTTTTCATTACAAACAACATTTAGACGGAAAAATATCAATAGGAATTCAACCTTGCACCAAAGAAGGCAAAGCATCTTTTGGGTGTATTGATGTAGATCCTAAAAATTACAAAGAATTTAACATACCCATTTTACTCTCTTATATAGAGAAATATAAACTTCCACTGATCGCATGCCGATCAAAAAGTGGAGGATTACATATTTATTTATTTCTAAAAGAAGCTATCGACGCTCAAACTATGCGAGATTCATTAGCTTCTATACTTTTACCCCTCGAATTAAAAAGAACTACTGAAATTTATCCTAAACAAGTTGAACTAGAACCTGATGAACATGGAAACTTGGCAGGAAATTTTATTAATCTTCCTTATCAAAAAGAAAAAGAAACAACTCGTTATGCTTTCGATAAAAACAACGAGCCTTTATCTCTAGAACAATTCATTAAAAGAGCCAAAGAATCTCAATTAGATCCTAAAGAATTAGAAAAACTCATCACACGATGTGAAGAAGAGGTTTTAAAAGGAGGAGATCCTGAATTTGAAGATGGACCATGTTGTTTGCAACGGCTGTCAAAAACTAAATTAGGAGATGGGAGAGATCGTTTTATGTATAATTATATGGTTTTTGCAAAGAAAAAATATAAAGACCAATGGCCCGATAAAGTTAATGAAGCTAATAAATATTTTACCAAACCTTGGTCTCTCAAAGAAATTAATGACAAGATCAAAGCCTGGAGTAAAGATACTGCGGGACATACCTGTAATGATGAAATTTTAGAACCTAAATGTATAAAACATGTTTGCGTCAAAAGAAAATTTGGAATTAAATCAGACGTCAATTCTATTTTTCCTCTTATTTCTGGTTTACAAAAGATTATGAGTACTACTCCGAGACTTCGATTCATGGTGGAAAAACCAGATGGAAAACCAGTTCAATGTGAAGCATCCAGTCCTGGAATTTTTACAACTCAAAAATTTCTTTTAGATTTAATTTGGTTACAAGCTGATTTTATGCCCGATCCTCTATCTCCCAAACAATTTAGAGCCTTTCTTAATAAAGTTAAAAGTGTCACTATTTATCCCGCCGCCGGAACCGATATTAAAGATCAATTGTATCAACATCTTTACACGTACTGTGTTAATTCAACCCAAGCTAAAACAAAAAGCGATATTAGAGGAGGACTCTGTTGGACTGAAGGAGGATTTCATCATTTTATTTTTTCTTCCTTCTTTGAAACTTTACCTACCAAATGGAAACTAGATTCTAAAGATACTGGAATTATTATGAAACAAGAACTAGGAGCCGAAGATGATGTTTCTTATAACATAAATAATAAAACTCAAAAAGTTTGGCGTCTTAAACAAATGAAAGTTGACCAGATTGAGTATAAAAAAACTGAACGAAAGGAGCCTAATTACTAATGAATTATAAAGTCATCGGCCCTCCAGGAACCGGAAAAACTCAGACGTTATTAGACAAAGTCATTGAGTATAAAAATGCAGGGACTCCTCTAGAACGTATTGGATATTTTGCTTTTACACGTAAAGCCGCGTACGAAGCAAGAGACAGGTTTCTAGAAGCTTTCCCCCACTTAACTAAAAAAGATATTAAACATTTTAGAACCTTACATTCGTTTGCTTTTAGACATTTAGGTCTTCAGGAAGAAAACGTTATGCAAGAAGAACATTATAAAACTATCGGAGAAGAATGTGGATTAAGAATTAAATATGCCACCTATGAAACAAATGAGTTCAATGGAATTTTTACTTCTAACAGTGAATATTTAAGCTTAATTAATTTAGCCTCTGTAAGAAATATTAGTGTCCTTGATCAACTCGATCGTAATGAACATCTTGGAAAAATTGAAAGAGATAAAATTCAAGTGGTTGCTAAACATATTGAAGACTACAAAAACACTTACAAACTTATTGATTACAATGACATGCTTAATCGATTCATAGATCAAATTCAATTACCCGACGCTAAAGTCCCCAAGTTTGATGTTATTTTTATAGATGAAGCTCAAGATCTTTCTCTTTTACAATGGAAAATGATTACAGCTTTACGACCCCACACCAAAGATATTTATATTGCAGGCGATGACGATCAGGCTATCTTTGGCTGGGCCGGAGCTGATGTTGATTCCTTTATTAACTTTGATGCCGTTGAAATACCCCTTAAACAATCTAAACGAGTTCCTTTAATAGTACACCAACGAGCTCTTTTACGATTAGATAATATTAAATTGGGAAGACTAGAAAAACCTTGGAATACTCCAACGTCTGAAGAAGGAACTCTACAAATATTTTTTTCTATCGATCACATTAATCTTTCCAAAGGAGATTGGTATATCTTAGCCCGCACTAATGATTTATTAAAACCTATTCTTAAAGATCTGAGAAGACGTGGAGTTTATTTTGAAACTAAAGATGGAAGAAGTATGAGTGAATCCCTATATCGAGATATTCTTAATTGGGAAAAATGGAAAAAAGGTAAAGAACTCAGCACGATAGAAGTCCAACGACTACTCGAAAGATTCAATAAAAAATTAAAAGAGACTGAAGATAAATTATTTAAATTAAATGATTTAAAAAAAGAATACGAATTAAATTCCCAGCTTCAATGGTACGATGCATTCACAGAAGTCACTCCAAATACTAAAACTTATATTAGAACCATGCGAAGCAATGGAGAAGACCTTCGTCTTAAACCGAGAGTAAAGGTACTTACCCTCCATAGTTCAAAAGGAGGAGAAGCCACCAATGTTATTATTCTCCAAAATCAAACCCACAACACAATAAAAGGAGCAACGAAAACTATTATGAAACAAGATGAAGAACAAAGAGTCTGGTACGTCGGCCTCACGCGATGCAGTAAAAATTTATTTTTAATCCGATGCAAGGATAGAAGCAAGGAATTTAAAATATGAGATGTAATTGTAAAACATGTAGATATGCATGGGGCACTGACCTAGTACTTATAACCATCCTAACCATAATGTTGTTTAAGGAGTTTATGCTATGAGCGTATACAAAAAACAAATTGGAGGAAATCATTATTTAAAAATGAAAATTCAGCCCAGTGAATTCATAAACAAGAACAAATTGCTTTTTGCAGAAGGAAATGCTATTAAATATATTTGCAGACATACATCTAAAGGAGAAAGTAAAGATCTGGAAAAAGCGAAACATTATATAGATATGATTATTGAAAGAGATTATTCCTAATGCAAATTCCTTTATTTAAACCTCAAACAGAATGGGTTAAACCAGAAAAATTTCCAGACTTAACCAACCGTCAAGAAGTTGCTATCGATTTAGAAACATCTGATCCTGATTTAAAAACAAGAGGATCCGGTTCTATTATTGGTAATGGCAAAGTCGTGGGCATCGCTGTCGCGACTGAAGACTATAAAGGTTACTTTCCTTTTGATCACGAAGGAGGAGGTAACCTCGAAAAAAGTAAAGTAATTCAATGGCTTAAGGACCTTTGTAAATCTTCTTCTCTTAAAATTTTTCATAATGCCATGTACGATGTCTGTTGGATTCGGGCAATGGGAATAGAAATAAAAGGAGACATTGTAGACACCATGATTGCCGCGTCTTTAATTAATGAAAATAGAATGCGCTATGATCTAAATAGTTTAGGTCGAGAGTATATCGGATACGGAAAAAATGAAGCCGCTTTAATTGCTGGTGCTAAAGAATGGGGAATAGATCCTAAAGCCGAGATGTGGAGGCTTCCGGCAATGTATGTAGGGGATTATGCCGAACGAGACGCTGAAGTCACCTATCAGTTATGGAAAAAATTGAAACGAGAATTAAGCAACCAGGATCTAGAATCTATCTTTGAACTTGAATCAGATTTATTTCCTTGTCTAGTAGATATGAAATTTAAGGGCGTCCGTGTCGACGTGGAAAGTGCGCATAAGCTGAAACAAAAATTACTTGCACAAGAAATAGCATTGCTGCAAGAAATAAAAAAAGAAACACAAATAGATGCTCAAATATGGGCTGCACGATCAATTGCCAAAGTTTTTGAAAAATTAAATTTACCTTTCGATAGAACTGAAAAAACACAAGCACCTTCCTTTACTAAAAACTTTCTTT